GGACAAGCTGGCATGAAAGTTACTCCAGTCCCAAGTCATCGCGCAGGTATCTTGATGTCTGGCGACCAGTTCTATTTGGCTATGCCACGTTTACCAGACGAATCACCATTCACCACTGTTACCAGTGTTGACGAAGATTCTGGTGCGTCAATTCGTCACTATTTCGGTTCTCAATTCGGTTTGAACAACAGAGCATATGTTCGTGACTGTATTTGGGGTTCAACCTTAGTGGCTGAAAACAGCTTAAGATACTGTTTCCCATTATAAGCATAGGGGCGGTGCGAGCCGCCTTTTATAACAAAAGAGGATTAAACCATGACTACATATAAATCATACAATCAAGCCTTGTTTCCCTATGCTTACGGCTTAGGATTAAGTAACAATGCCACAACTCCTAACACCAAGTTAGACGTTGCAGTCGGAAGCATTTTAGATTCAAGCAAAACCTTCCAGTTGAACTTGGATGTTGCAGTTACAATTGATGCAAGCGTTGTTGGGTTAAATGGAATTGACACAGGCGCATTAGCAGCAAGCACCCTATACAAAGTATTTTTAGTGGCTGACCCACAATCTTACAATGTAACTGGCGCAATTATTTCTGCTTCTAGCATTCCAGTTCTTCCATATGGATATAGCGCGTATGCGTTGATTGGTTATGTTGCGACAGGTGCCGGCTCTACCTTCTTGAAAGGCTACTGGACTGACGACAAGTCATCTTTACGCACTTTTATGTATGATGCGCCACAAGCTACCGCTATTACTGCTGGTAACGCAACTTCTTACACAGCTATTGACTTGAGTGCCTTTGTTCCTGCTGTTGCAAATACCCCTGTATTTGTTGATTCAGCTTTAACTCCAAGTGCTGCAAGTCAAACTTTAAAATTACAACCCGCTGCTGGCACTGGTGATATGGTAACAATTACTGGACAAGTAAATGCTGTTGTTGTTTCTAGCCAAGACTTAGTGATTGCAACATTAGCTTCTGGTTTGCCAAAAGTTAATTACAAAGTAAGCAACGCTGGTGCTGCTGCTGCGGTTAGTGTTGGCGGTTATCAGTTCGCAATCTAATTTATAGGAGGCAGATATTATGGCGTATACAGCTCGAATGCTTATAACTCGTGCGTACTATCTGTCTCAGATAGTTAGTAGACAATTACAGACCGTCTCAGGCGAACAAATTGAAGACGGTTTGTTTCTTCTTAATGCGCTATTGCAGTTTAAATCTACTGATTTGCGCGAAATCCCATATTTCAAGCGGGATGCAATAACATTAGTTGCAGGACAAGAAGAATATTTTATACCAAAACTATTATATGTAGATGCATTAACGTACAACATCGGGGACGTGCGTTACCCTATGCGACAATTAACCCGACACGAATTCTTTGATACAGGGCGAGTTGACAATATACAGTCTCTGCCTTTCTCATATCGACCCGAAAGAGAAAAGGGCGGCATGAGAATATACTTATATTTTTTGCCACAAGGCAATTATGTTATGAAACTAAGTGGCAAATTTGGCTTAGACGAAGTGACTTTAGATACAGATTTGTCTTTAGAATACGACCCATACTATATTGAATTTTTACGTTATCAGCTTGCTGAATACATTTGCTCAGACTACGGTGCAACATTTCCTGATGAATCTAAAGCACAACTTCGGGCTATGGAGTCAAAAATATTAGATGTTAGCCCCGCAGATTTATCAATTAGTAAAACAACATTCTTCCCAGGAAGAAGCCCATTTGATTGGCAAGCTATCAATTTGAGCAAGGGATGGTTCCCATTCTAACCATTTTGTATTAATTATTTACTACAAGAGAGTAATATGCCTGCACCTAATGCGATACAACAAATACAAGATGTGCCTCTCAAGATAGTAGGTGGCTCTAACTTTGGTCGATATCCAAAAATCTCAAATGAACAAACCTGGAATTTTATTGTAAGCGATGACTTTCTTGTGCCCTACGCAGGATATGCCGCAGCAGTTGAATTGAACCCATCAGGCATAGGCCGAGGTCTTTACACAACCTTCAATGGCGACATCATGGTTGCTGTTATTGGTAATGGGTTTTACAAGATTACGCAAAATACAACAACAGGCCAGCTTCAATCATTTTCCCGCGGCTTGTTAGAAACTTTTGACGGTGATGTTTATATTGCTGAAAATAATAACGCAGAAATAGTTGTAACTGATGGCGTATTTGTTTATGTTTACAATTGGAACACTGACGGCAATATTACAAAGCTTACAGCGGCGCAATATGATTACACAACCTATAGCAATCCTGGATATATTTCATTTCAGAATGGACGATTTATTCTAGCTTGCCAAAATACAAATTACTGGATTTTGTCAGGATTTAACAACGCATTTACTTGGCCTATGGGCGCATCTAATCCTGAGTTGGTTGGCTCCATACAAACTAAGCCTACAAGAGCGCAAGCTGCTATTCCTGTTCCTGGCGGCGGTAATAACCTACTCGTTATGGGCACAAATGTGACTGAAAGCTGGCAAGATGTAGGCGCAGCATTGTTTCCTTATCAACGTGGCACAACTTATAACGTTGATTACGGCTGTCTCAATGCATCAAGTATTGCTGAGCTTGATAACTTAATTGTATGGCTTGCTGTCAATGAGCAGTCTGGCCCTGTCATTATGTATGCGACTGGCAGTCAAACAAAAATGATTTCTACAGATGGTATATCTTATGTGCTTGCAAATCTAACAAATCCTGTTAATTGCACTGGTTTTTTGTTTCGCCAAGACGGACACATGATTTATCAATTCACATTTCCAGATGACAACATAAGCTATGCGTATGACTTCAATACCGGCTTGTTCTTCAATGTCAGTGATGAAAAATTAAATTATCACATAGCGAGACAAGTTGTTTTATTTGGCAACGATTATTATTTTGTGTCGCTTAATGGGGGTAACATTTATCGTTTCGGCACTCAATATACTGATGCGGTTTATGTTAATGACGGCGTGCTTTCACAAAAAGAAATTCCACGAATTAGAATTACACCACCTGTAAGGCTTCCATCACAACGTTATTTTATCGCTAAAAGCTTAGGATTTACGATTGAAAATGGACAAAAAAATATAAAAACTCTGTTGCCTGTTCAATCCAACACTCTAGGCCAAATAATTGCCACAGAAGCATATGTAGAGATTACTACTGAATCAGGAAATCCGATTGGTATCGAAGCAACAACATCACAGACAGAATATGTAGTTAATTATTCTGAGGCCGTGGATTTAAGTATTTCACGTGACGGCGGAGAAAACTTCGGCTCAAGCTGGCGATTAAATATGAATCCAACAGGTCAGCGCAAATCACGATTCATTTATCAACGTTTGGGAATTGTCAATGATGCTACATTCCAACTTAGGTTCAGTGGATTTGGCCGTTTTGTTTGTACTGATGGAGTCTTGGAGGTTTATCAATGACAACCGTAAGCGATAGAAGTGAGACAAGAATACCTAATCTACACATGGGTGAATTGGTGGATAGTAATGGGTATCCCACTGATGACGAATTAACTTTTCGTCAAGTGCTAATTAGTAATTTACAAAGATTAATGGGAAATGAAGGACTTGTTATCCCTTCTTTGCTTTACGCAGATATTGTTAAAGTTGTTAATAATGTACAAACAATAGGTAGTATTACACGCTATACCTGCGCATTTGGAACTTTGTTTTACAGCAAAGGCTTGCCACCGCCCAATGGTACGGAACCGAATGGCGGTAAAGTTTGGGTGACTGTTGAAGACCCTGCCAATCCTGGCGTACCATTATTAAAAGAAGTGCAATTAATTTAAGGAAACATCATGGCACAGCAACCACAAGAACAAGATTTTACTGCCCTCACAAAACTTTTAAACCAACTATCAATAGGGTCTGGACTTGCTGGCCTTGGTGGAGGATTATTCAATATTTTTGGCAAACAAAAAAGCCCATACGATGCAGCAAGCAAAATTTACGGGCAAATACCTGGGGCCACAGAAAAATATTTAAGTCCTTACATGCAAGCAGGGCAATCTGCTTTAGGTGACTTGATGGGCCAGTATGGCCAACTAACTGGTTCTACTGGTGATGTTTATAACAAACTTGCAGGCGGCTACCAACAAAGCCCAGGATTTCAATCGGCTTTAAAACAAGCTTTGGGCGCAGCTAGCAACCAAGCGGCAGCAGGCGGCATGACAGGCACACCACAAGCACAATTACAATCTGCGGATGTTGCAGGAACCTTAGCCCAAAAAGATTTTGGTGATTACATGAGTCGCATGATGGGTCTTTATGGCACTGGCTTACAAGGCATGGGTGATATTGGAAAAATGGGCTACGGAGCAAGTACAAATTATGCTGATATGCTTGGAAACATCATGGCGCAACAAGGCGGCATGGCAGGCATGTCTCAAGCCCTACAGAACCAACAACGTGCAGGCGGCGTATCTCAAGCACTGCAAGGCTTAATGAGTCTTTTGGGTGGCGCAGGCCTTTTTGGTGGCTTCACAAATTTATTTAATAAATAGGTGACAACATGGCAATAAACTTTCCTACAATGCCTCGATTCACGCCTGAAGAAGCAGGTGCTATGCCAGATCTGCAACAAGCTATAATGCAAGGTCTTGGTAATTATATGCAATTGCAGACACAGCCAAAGCAAATGGCTCAAGATTTTTTAGCAAAACAATTAGCTAATAAAATGGCGGGAGTTGAAGCGCAATATGCGGAGCCTATGGCGCAAGCCTCGTTGCAACAAAAGCTGATGGAACAACAATTTTATCCTCAATTACAACAAGCGAGATTAGGGTTGCTCGAAGCGCAAAAACAATCTGCTTTAAAACCATCTGTTTCTGAACAACTTTTGCCTTATCAAGCAGAATTGTTAAAAGCAAAAACTGAAGCTGCTCGCTTACCAAAGGGCGGAAAGCTTACTACTTATGAGCAAAAAAGAACTGCGGGCAGTGGCGTTTTGGATTATTTAACCCCCGTAATTTTAAAACAACCTTATGTTGGGACTTTTTCTTCTGCACAAGTTGCTGATGATTTATCTAATTACAAAAAAAGCCCAGAAGCAAGGCAAAGATTAATAGATTATGCTGTTGCCGCCGGCTTAGTTCCAGAACATACTTCTGGTGCTCTTTCAAGCCAAGGGCTGCAAACTACGGTAGATGCACTTAAACATCAACGCCAAGCTACAACACAAGGTTGGCCAACTCTGTACGAAAAACAAGTATCTTCACTGCCCAAAGAAATTCAAATTGAAGCAAAAAGAGAAATAGCAAAACATCAGAGATATTTAAAAGACTTGCAACAAGGCGGCGCACAAGAAGCTGCGTCTGAATCAGATCCACTGGGGTTATTTTAAATGGCTATTACATTAGAACAAGTAAGACAACAATACCCTCAATATAATGACAAATCTGATGAGGAACTAGCTACAGCATTGCATAAAAAATTTTATTCTAGCATGCCTCAAAATGAATTTTTTAATAAAATTGGTTTTTCTAAAGAGCCTGCACAACAACAAGAACAGATTTCAATGCGGCAAGAACAATTACCTCCAGCATATGTTAGATATCCATTATCTATTTTACAAGGAATGGCAACAGTTGGACAAAATATTGGCGAATTTCCGTTTAAATTGATGGGGATGAAACCTTCTGAGCCAGTAGATTTTCGAAAGGCTTTAGGATATCAGTACCAACCAACTGGTGGCGAAAGATTGGCAGAAACAATAACAGAACAAGTTCCTGGTTTAATATTACCAGAAGCCAAATTATTTGGGGCAGTTAGTAAATTAAAACAATTGCCTAAAGTTGGAAAGTTTGTTGGGGAAGTGGCAGCAAAAGGTATCCCATTTGGCGCATATGAAGCAACCCAAGAAGAATCTCCTTTAAAAGGGTTTGCGAAAGGTGTTGGTGGATATGCGGCTGGATTAGGTGCACTAAAAGGACTTGGCGCAGCAGCTAAAGGCATAAAATCCGCTGTCAGACCAGTTGATGTAGAAAAAACTTATGGTGGCATTCAAAAAGCATATGAAGAAGCCAATTCTAAACTTGGCAATCTTTTTGAATTTGTAACAAAACAAGCTAAAGACAGAGGCATAGAAAATGTTGGAAAAATAGATGAAACATTTATAGATGATGCAAAAAATTTATTACCCGCAAGCAAAACAAATAAAAAATTAATATTAAATGCTGGCGAAGGAAATTATGAGTCCATTAGAAAATTATATTCTAAAATTGGACAATATCGCAGGAATGCCAAAGATTTTGAAACAGCCGAACTTTATGATGATTTACGAGATAGAATAAATGATTCTTTAAAAAATCATTTCATATCTACTGGTAATAAAGATTTATCACAATGGCTCGATGCTGCAAAATCTGGCTATAGTCAATTAAAACAAACATATGAATCCACACCAATGTTGCGTAAATTAGTTGGTGAAAGCCAAGAAATACCAGAAACCTTAAAGCCTCTGATGAAAAAAAATACTGAAATGGCTCGAATTAGAGAGCTGCATCCAGAAATAGAAAAAGATATAGCCGCACAAAATGCTAGAAAAAATTTAAAAAGATTGGGTATCGGAGCAGCTATGTATGAGGGCTATAAAAAACTAACAAGAGATTAATAATATCAATAGAATTGTAAATCTAACGAACTAATAGCATAATGATGTAATAAAAAAAGGACTTAATATGGCGACACCCACACCCAATCCTTTGTACTTTGCTTGCTTTCCTTTGCAAGAGTACTTTGTAAATAAAGACACAGGCTTCCCATTGGCGGGTGGCTATGTTGAGTTTTTTAGCGACCCTGCATTTACTGTACCTAAAGACGTTTACCAGCAATCTTTAGTTGGTGGAACCACATATGATTATACAAATCTGGGCTCTGTATTAGTGCTTTCAAGCGTTGGTACGTTTGTTGATAATAACGGCGATGACATCATACCTTTTTTATATCCTTATGATGCGCAAGGCAATGTAGAATTGTATTTTGTACGTGTTTGGAGCGGCAATCCTAGCGTGCAAGGTTCAGTGTTACAATTTACTCGCCAAGGTTGGCCACCAAACTTAATTCAAAGCACAAGCCCAAGTGATGTCTTTGAAAGCTCATTAAATTTATTTACCAATCCACAGTTTTCGATTGTTAACTTCAACAATACCTCTGGTCAGACTTACTATGAAATCACTGTTGCAGGTGCTGGTAACTTTGAATTTGCTCCTGGGTGGTCAATTTATTATGCTGGATCTGGTAGTTTGAAGATAGGGCAATATCCCTTATCGGCTGATTGGCCAACTAATCCAAGTTATTATTTAGAAATAATTAGTGATACAACTGTAACGCCCATTACAATTAGACAACGTCTCGATAAGTCGCCTCGTGTTTTTGAGAATAACTACTTAAGCGTGGCAATGCTTGCGGCTTGCGTTAACAATATTGCAGAAGTTTTAACAATCAATTATGTTGTAAATGGTGGCGCAGCAAAACAAGTACTATCTGGAGCAGTGCCAAATAATTCTACTTTTGGTTTATTAGCTGGAGTTGCTAATGCTCCAGTATTAATTGATGTAACAAACAATACCGCACCTGATACTGGATATGTTGAAATGCAAGTATCCGTTCCATCAGGCAGAACAATGCGCTACACGAGCATGTTTGGGTGTACGGTTCAGAACGCAACATCTTTGGTTTCTGGTTCACAATCTACAAATGCGCAACAAACTAATGGCATGTTTTGGTATTACAAACCACAGTTAGAGTACAAACCCATTCCTAGTTATACTTTAGGATGGGATTTTGCGATGAACCCATTTCAAGCGCAAGGCACTGCTAACGTAACATACAATCCAACAAGTCCAGGAAAATCGGCTTATGTTGCTGACCAAACCCTTTTGTTCCAAAGCACTGTAAATACCACCACTGTTTCACAAGTTGATAATCGTGCGATTAAATTAGCTGTAGCAACAAATCCAAGTTCATTAGCACTTGTGCAATACTTAGGCGCAAGAGAGGCGCAAGAGTTACTTAACAATCCTGTTTGTTCACAGCTTAGAGCTAAAGTCAGTACTGGCACGCTGAAAGGGCAAATAAGATTGTACTATACAGTTGATGCAACTTTGCCAGTGATGGCAGACTATAGCGCGGCATCTCCAGTCGGGGGATATACATTAGTTTCTGCCGTAGATAATACCTCTGGCGCACCAACTGTTGGCGGTGGCGGAAACTATGGCACATGGATTGAAGTAACACGAGATACTTTAGGAGCTGCAAATTTTACCTTATCAAGTACTATGTCAGAATATGGCTTTGCTGGCTGGAATGAATCAGCCGTAGCAGGTATTAATAACGCAAAATATTTCGCAATTGTTGTAAGTTTTGCACAAGTTCCAGTTAGCTCTAACATCGAAATTGAACATATAAGTTTGCAAAAAGGCTACATCCCAACTGCGCCTGCTGCAATGAGTTTTGGCGAAACTTTAACAGCTTTACAACAATACTATGAAAAATCTTGGGATGCCCTCACTGTCCCTGGTACAAATACAGTTGTTGGCTCGCTAGTTCAACAATTAAGCGGGCAAATGTACTATAGTGCATTTATACCGAGCGGAAATCAAAATTTTCAATGGACATGTTTAAATAATTCTAATTTTGGAATTAGATTTATAGTATCTAAACGAACAAATAATGTTGCGGTAACTGTTTACTCTAAAGATGGCACAGCAGGCCAAGTTTTTGCCGCAGGTTTTAATAATGGCTCGCCAGTCCTTGGGTCTAATTTAGCTATATCAACTTGGAACCAATATGCTAAAGGAGAAAATGGTGTTGATTATTTGGTCGCTTCTCCAGGCTCTAGATTATATGAAAATAATCAAGCTCCAGGGCCAATTAATCCTAGTACTGTAAATGGTTATTTAAATTATCATTATGTGGCTGATGCGCGGCTTGGTATTGTTTAACAAGGAATAAAAATGTCTACAAAATATAATGTTATAAGAGATATTAACGGCAGTGTAACTGGCATCAATGGATTTGGTTTGCAGCCTAGCGATGATATTCAAAATGGTCTTCTTGCTGCTACTGTTGCCCAAAGCATTATTGTCCCTGACAATTACCCTAAATGGATAGCAATCTTTAGTTACCAGTCTGGTAAAAATGTATTTGTAAGCACAACTGCAACTGCGGCAGTACCTGCTGGAGCTTTTGCAAGTGCTTCATCATTATTAAATCCACCAGCTTTGCAAGTAAAGGCAGGAGATACAATTAGTTTGATTACAAACGACACTGGGGGTGCGCTAGTTTCGGTACAATTCCAGGTTATACAAAACTATCAGAACTAGGCGGTGAGACATGTCGATTCCTATTTCCCAGCTAACAAATGGCGGGCTTCCCAACGGGAACATTGAAATACCTGCCACCAACCCGCTGAATACAACGCAATCTATCAATGGCACAACATTCAAATACATTCTTGCTGATATTTTGCAATATATTTTAATTGCTCAAGGTTTCACGACTTATACAAGCTGTCGCGTGGCTACTACTGCTGCACTTACTGCAACATATGCGAATGGCGTTGCGGGAGTAGGGGCGACATTAACAAATGCTGGCGCACAAGTAGCTTTAAGCATTGACGGTGTGACTTTAGCATTAAACGACCGTGTGTTAATTAAAAATCAAATTAATACATTCGAGAATGGTATTTATGTTATCACTGATGTAGGCAGCCTCACTTCCAACTGGGTTTTAACAAGAGCCACAGATTATAATGAGCCTGCGGAAATTGTTTATTTAGGCGTTGTTGCAATTACACAAGGCACACAGAATGGCAGTTTGGTTTTTCAAGAAAACTCCCAAGGTCCTTTTGTTATCGGCACAAGTCCCATTACATTTCAGCAACTTCAAATTGACATCACATTATTACCCTCTGCAAGCCCCGCCAATAAGATTTTACGCAGTGATGGTTCGTATTGGGTTCAAAGTACAACAGCAGAATTAAGCGCAACTGACGCACTTACTAATATTACCGAATTGCAAGTAGACAATATTAACATCAATGGCAATACAATTACTTCTACCGATGTAGGTGGCGATATAATTATTACGCCTAATACGGTAGGTAGTATTGTTCTCGATGGACTTAATTGGCCTCAAGTTGATGGTACTCCAGGCCAGGCTATCACAACCGATGGCGCAGGGCAGCTTGGATGGTCAACAGTCAGCTTAGTTACAACGCCTACAACAGATAAAGCTATAGCAATCTTTAATGGCACAGGTGGCGCATTACAAAATTCGACTATAACAATTCCAGCAAGTAATACTTTATCTGGCGTAGCAGATATCAATGATAGTAATAATAATACAGCTATAATAGTAGGCGCTGCTGTATCGGCAGTTAATTATCTAGAAATTAATAACGCACCAACAAACAATCCAGTAACCATAACTGCAGAAGGTTCAGATGTTGACGTTTCATTATACCTGGCTGGTAAAGGCAGTTCTCAAGTTCGACTAGGCAGTGATTTGTTGATGTACAATACATCTGGCGGGAATAATTACACAGTTTTTTCAACTGTAGCAACAGGAACCAAACCAGTTACAATACCTGATTTGTCAGGAACAATGGCAATTAGCGGAGCTTCGCAATCTGTAAGCTTTGGGCAATTAGATGTCGATAACGTTGAAATTAATGGTAATACAATATCAAGTACGGATTTAAATGGTGATTTGATATTAACACCTAATGGAACTGGTGATTTAGTTTTAGATGGGCTTAATTGGCCTCAAGCAGATGGAACAAACGCACAAGCAATTACAACTAATGGCGCTGGTCAATTAGGCTGGTCTACTGTAAGCACAGTTACTACACCTACAACCGACAAGGCTATAGCTATTTTCAATGGTACTAGCGGTGCATTACAGAATTCAACTATAACTATACCTTCAAGCAATACTTTAAGTGGTATTTCAACGATTAAAGATACAAACGGCAATACTTCGGCAACTTTTATACCTGCCGCAAGCGCGGTAAATTATTGGGGAATTTTAAATTCAGCATCTGGAAATGGATTGGCTTTAAAAGCATTTGGTTTAGATTCAAATATCAATACTTATTTTATAAGCAAAGGTGATTCGACAATTGCATTTTCAACCGAAGCTGTAACATTAAATCCTATACAAATTTTGTCTGGTACAGCATCACAACATAGTACAAGTTTTGCTTTTGCAAATACCGCTAGTTCGAGGATTGTTACATTCCCTGATTTAGATGGCACAGTAGCATTAAGTGGCGCCGGGCAGTCAGTAAGCTTCGGTAGTTTGTCTCTTACGACGCCATTGGGCATATCTTCTGGGGGCACCAATGCTTCAACAATTGGAGCAAATGGCACTTTGGCTCAAAGTGACGGCACAAAATATACTTTTACAACCGCAACTTATCCATCTACCGCTACAGCTACAGGCACAATCTTAAGGGCTGATGGTACAAACTGGGTAGCTACAACTGCAACTTATCCGAATACTACGAGTATTAACCATATTCTTTATAGTTCTGCTGCTAACGTCATAGGTGAAATAGCTGATACAGTTGGCGGCGTTCTTGTTAGTAATAACACTGGCGTACCTAGTATGTTGGCTAATCCATCTGATAACTATCGTGTGTTGCAATCAAAAAATGCAGCGATACCCGAATGGTCAGTTGCAGCTTATCCTCATACCGCTGGCGCAAGTGGTACATTAATGCAGTCTGACGGTACAGATTGGACCAATACACAAGCAACTTATCCAGGTAGTACTAATAAAAATCATATTCTGTATAGCTCTGCTAATAATACGGTTGGTGAAATTTCTACACAAAAAAATGCTGTTTTAGTTTCAGATAACCAAAGCACTCCGCAATGGTCAGGAAGCTTGTCAGATGGTCAAATCATTATAGGCAAAACCAATGATTTACCTGCGGCTGCAAGCATAACAGGCAGCGGGTCAATTACAGTAACTCCTGGCGCCAATAGTATAACAATTTCAAGTTCTGCAAGTGGTACGGTGAATTCAGGCACTGCTAATCAATTAGCTTATTATGCAACCACAGGTTCAGCAGTTTCTGGCTTATCTACAGCAAATAGTGCAACTCTTGTCACTAGCTCTACTGGTGTTCCAAGTTGGACTAGCTCTATGACCAATGGCCAAATACTAATTGGTTCTACTGGAGCAACTCCTGTTCCTGCAACTATCACAGGTACATTAGGGATAACTGTTACCAATGGCGCAGGCACAATCACAATTAGCGGCGGAGGTGGTGGATATACCTGGACTGAGGTTACTGGCACAACCCAAACCATGACCGCCAATAACGGTTACATTACCAATAACCCTGCATTAGTTACCCTAACTTTACCAGCTACCGCTGCATTAGGCACAACATTGTCAATTGCAGGCAAGGGAGCAGGTGGCTGGAAGATTGCGCAAAACGCAGGCCAGGAAATTTTCTTTGGTTCAAGTGCAACAACAATTGGGGTAACTGGTTATCTGCAAAGTACACAACAATTTGATAGCATAGAATTATTATGTATAACAGCTAACACACAGTGGACAGTAATCACAGGACCTCAGGGCGCAATAACTGTAGCGTAAGGAATCGATATGGCAACTAATAATGCAGTAAATAATAGTTTAACAGGCCAAACAGGAACAGGTAATTTTGTCGGGTCATTGAGTCCTAGCATAACTAACTTAAATACCAATGCAATTTATTCTGCTGGCGATTACCAAATTGTTTTTGGCAACGCAGTTTCCCCAGTAAATTTTTTACAAATTACCAATGGTGCCACGGCGAACCCTGTCTCTATATCAGCAACTGGCACAGACACTAATGTTGCTTTATATTTATCAGGTAAAGGTTCTACGCAAGTAAGATTGGGCAATGATTTGTTAATGTATAACACGGCTGGGGGTAATAACTATACCGTTTTTAGCACCACAGCTAGTGGCGCAAAAACAGTTACTATACCAAATTTATCAGGCACTCTAGCCTTATCAGGCGCTAGTCAGAATGTACAATTCGGACAAGTTGGAGCCAATGGCCCTAATATAAGCACTTATGCCTTAACAGCTCATGGCGGAACAAACCAAAATCTAACGGTAGGCCCCGCTATTTCTATTGCTAATGCTGTATGCTTGGGAGCTGTAAATGATGCAAACAGCGCAAATATACCTTTAGAAATTAGAGCAAGCGGTATTTATGCAAGCGCTGGGATGGTGGCTGGTCAAGGTGATACTTATGTCAAATGGAATACAACTGGGGGACAATTTACTTACGCCACAGAAATTAAACCAACAATACAAACATTTACATCTGGTTCTGGCACTTATACAACCCCTGCAGGAGTAAAATACATTGTTGTGCAAATGTGCGGTGGAGGTGGCGGTGGCAGTGCTGCATCAACAGGAACACCAACAGTAGGGGGCGCTGGTGGCAATACTACATTTGGTTCGTCATTATTAACCGCTAATGGAGGTGCTGCTCCTGTTGGTGGAACTGGGGCGGTATCAGGGGGCTTAGGTGGTTCGTTTACTATAAATTCTCCTGCAATAGGCCGTGGGTTCAATGGCGGAGATGGCGGAGCAGGTGCTTATCTATCTGGTACTACTGGCGATAATGCTGGCGGAAGCGGTGGCTCAAATCCATTTGGCGGTTCACCTACAGGCGGAAAAACTAACACTGCAGGCAATGCTGGCTATGCAAATACAGGAGCTGGTGGCTCAGGCGGTGGCATTGGAGCAACAGGAACAGCGACTGCTGGCGCTGGAGGTGGAGCAGGCGGCTATATTTACGCCATAATTAATTCACCAAGCGCAACATATTCGTATAGTGTAGGAATTGGCGGAACAGCAGGAACTGGCTCTTACAATGGGGGCGCAGGCGCAGCAGGAATTATTATCGTTACGGAGTACTATCAATAATGAAAGCATTAATTAAAGATGGAGTTGTGCAGAATTTAAGTGATACTGAATATCCACCATTTGATGATATGATTTGGGTTGATTGTCCTGATGATTGCCAGCCCGGATGGAAGTATGTTGATGGTGAATTTATTGCGCCAATACAGCCTACACCAACACCTGAACAACAATTAGAATTATTTAATATGTCAGTTCAAAATTATATCGACAGTGTTGCTATTCAAAGAGGCTATATAAATGGTGCAACTTGTATAAGTTACTGGATATCGAGTAATCAATCTTGGGTTGAAGACGCTAAAGTTTTTGCTCCATGGCGCGACCAAGTTTGGGAGTTAGCTTTTGTTGCTATTGAGCCATTTGAGTCAGGAACTGGAGAGCTTCCGGATTTAAATACATTTATTGCATCTTTACCTCAAATAGTGTGGCCATCATGAAAAAGAAACCCTCTGTTGTAATGACCAAGAAAGATAAGAATCCCACTGGTGGGTTGACAGCCGCTGGGAGGGCTAAATATAACGCTGCTACAGGTGGAAACTTAAAGCCGCCAGTAAGTGCAGAGCAGGCCAAGAAGTCACCAAAGGCAGCAGCAAGACGCAAAAGTTTTTGCGCACGCATGAGCGGTAATCCAGGTCCTATGAAAGATGAAAAAGGCAGACCCACACGCAAAGCACTAGCTCTTAGAAAATGGGATTGTAGATGAAAAAAGAAATTTGGGATAAGCCAAGGCCCGCTAAACTTGGCAAACCTAAACCACTATCACCTAAAAAGAAAACGGCTGCAAAGGCTATGGCAAAAAAAGCAGGCAGGGTTTATCCTAATTTAGTTGATAATATCCGTATGGCGCGCAAAAAAGGAAAATAAATCATGGCAATTTTGAACATTGTAACATCTGTAACTGGGCTTGTGGGCGTAAATCCTCGTGTAGTCTACATTGACACCAATGACACTTTAGCAACTGTAACCACTACTGGCTACCTAAATAAAGCCCAACAAGAAGGCGCTAGTCTTAAAGAATCAGACATGGCTTTAGTGACTATCAAATCTTCTCCAAGTGCGACGAGTGTGCAAGTCGCATGGCTTGAAATTAGTTATAGTTCTGGCAACTGGAGTCTTGTTGCTTCAAGCACTACGTTACCTTTGGCTACTGCAAACATTTTGGTGGGAAACGCAGCAGGTGTTGCTACAGCGGTTTCAATGTCTGGGGATGCCACAATAGCATCATCGGGCGCATTAACAATTGCAGCTAACGCAGTGACCACTACAAAAATCATCAATGCGGCTGTGACTAAAGCAAAACTAGAAACTGCATTACAACCTGCTGCTGTTGTCAAGTTTGCTAATAAGCACACTGAAGCTGGCGGCTCTGCAACTGTAACTATTACAGCCACTGGTGTTGCTGCAACAGACTTGGCATTTGTTGCAATTGAATCAAGTGCAAACGCTGTAGAAATTCAAAAAGTTACACCTAGTGCTAATACCATCACAGTTCTTTGCTCTGGAGACCCAGGCGCGTCTGTGTTTGCGTGGCAGGCCCTGACGCTTACACCATAATCTTAGGCCCCTTAATTGGGGCTTTTTTTTAACCTTAGTTTGAGATAAGGAGATATCAAGCTATGCTTTGTCATGCCTATAACTATAATTTGATTAAAAAATTGTTTGTTTTATTATTTTTTGCGCTTATTTGCCATGCTTATTTTTATACAGTCTTGTTACAATTAGATGAATTAGTTAATCTAACAAAGAAACATAAGTTTTTTGGCAACGGATATCGGCGTAAGGTTACTGTAGAAGCAATCAAGGGATGTGATGAAAGTAAAAAATATGATTAAAAAATATGGATTAATAGCTTTTGGAATTTTTACGGTTGTTTTTTTTACAGCAACAATTTCATTGAATGAAATACAAGAATATCAAGTTGATGTTATGGAAAAAAGCCCTGTATTTCCTTACGAAAATTATGACTACATGACAACGGAGGATACTTTTTACTCTATAGATAAAGAATATTCTGTAGTTCCATCTTACTTTAGAACTGATTTTGCTAGCATTCCTAAAGTTTTATGGTTTATAGATGCGCCTTATAAAGCATCATTTATATACCCTGCACTTTGGCATGATTATAATTATAGTTGCCCTAATAAAAAAACCAGAAAAGAAATTGACGATATCTTTTTTTGGTTGTTGCGTAATGAGCAAAATTCATTATATACGAGCTTAAAAATGTACTTAGCAGTTAGAATATTTGGGTCGTCGCATTTTAATGAAGGCGGTATGTGTGAAGATATTGTGATTCAAATGGAGCATGATGAGCAATATTACAAACAGGAGAACAAAAATCATGGCTAATTACGGCAAAGCATTTGAAAAAACTATAAAACATGAAGGCGGATATAATGATATACAAGGTGATAATGGAGGCCCTACGAATTTTGGTGTTAGTTTGCGTTTTCTTAGTCTACTTTACAAAGATTGCGGTATTGGCGATTTTGACAATGATGGCGATGTTGATAAAGATGATGTCAAAAAACTCACCGTTGACCATGCTAAAGAAATTTACTATAAAGCTTTTTGGCTCAAACAAAAATGCGATTTAATTAATGACGATGAAGTAGCCGCTAAACTTTTCGACTTGTCTGTTAATGCAGGATTGGCGCAAGCAGCAAAGCTCATCCAAAGGGCCTGTAATCAGTTTAGCAAGGGCTTGACAGAAGATGGGAAGCTAGGCCCTAAAAGTATAATTGCAATCAATAGCATCAATCCTGAAGAGCTTTTAATAGCCTATCGTTACGAATGTGTGCAATTTTACTTGAAACTTGTGGAGCAAACACCAAGTTTTTCTAAGTTCATCAAAGGATGGTTGCGTAGGGCAGTTAGTTGATGTCTGAACGTCAAGAGCAAATCAAGCTGTTTCAGTGGATTAGACTACATTCTGTTTTGAAACGTCATGCATTTTCAATTGCGAATGATGGGAAGCGTAGCCCGCAATTAGGCGCAACATATAAAAAAATGGGCTTGCGACCTGGTGCAAGTGATGTATTTATTGCTGTGCCTCGAAGAAACTATCATGGCTTTTTTATAGAACTTAAGTTTGGGAAAAATCAGGCAACACCTGCGCAATTAGAGTTTATTGAAGACATGCGCAAGAACGGCTATAAAGCAGAAGTCATATGGGGTGCTGATGATGCGATTAAACAGATACAACAATATCTGATAGACTAGCCGCCCATGGAGTAAGACGGCTAGGTGAGACGGACGAGTTACCAGGGGATATCATCATCCAATAAATTCCCTGATGATTTTACATTACCACTCTTTTGATTTGTTTGTACAGCCTCTTCTTGCGGAGTATTGTTCAATATTTTAAATTCAGTAGCAGTAATGCTTTGGCTAATTTTTTCTATACCTGCGTCATCTTTGTATTTGTTCTGATTAATTTTGCCTTCAACATAAACTATATCTCCTTTTTTGGCATATCTTGCCATGATTTCAGCTAATTTATTAAAGCCACAAACATTATGCCAAATGGTTTTTTCTTGTTTTTCACCATTTTTATCTTTCCATTTTTCATTTGTAGCAACTGAAAGTTTTGTATATTGCATGCCGTTATGATTTTTGCTTTCAATAAAACCAATGCGTCCTAGTATAATTACTCTATTTATCATTTTTTTTGCCTATTTTGTTAAGTTTCGTTATTAAATCCAACCGTTGATTTTCTAAAACCAGGTAACTTTTGATATCCTGTGCGCCTACTAATTGTTTACTTAATTTTTTCAACTTGCGATTGATAAGGTATTTTTTAAATCTTTTAGTAAATATCACGTCCTTGTGCCTCCATTAGTTTGATCTAAGTTTATTGAGTTGATAGATAAGAATCTTGGCTTTAGTTTCAGTAAGTTCTTCGAGGCAAGATACTTCATGAGATACTAAAGCTTTTGTTATTCTGTCATCAGTTAATGCCAATTCTGTAAACAACCCTTCAATCTCTTTAATTTGTTCGTCAGTAGCTTTTGGATGTTCAAATGGCTCATCAATAATAGTGGGTGTAAATAAGTCTTTTAATTCATCATTCTGTTGAAAGGCGGGACGAGGCGATTCCGCTTTTTTCTCGCCTTTTTCTTCCCACTCTTCTTCTTCAGCATATGTACCGCCTAAAAGGTCTTGGAAACATGCACGCAAACATTGGCTCTCAGCAACTTTCTTAATCATGGTTGCAGGCTTGCCTTTTTGTTGGTTCCATAAACTTTGACCTGTTGAATACTCTTTTAATTCACAAAAAACATACATAGGACGAGATGATGTATGTCTTTTGGCAATACAATATGCGCCTATTAACTCACCTCTATTAGTTAAAGAATATTCATGTCTAGGAATGCCATCTATAACAGAAAACTTATCATTCTCGTACACGGCGTCTGCTTGATGAAAGTCGTATTCAGAATGAGCTTGAGCCGCTTTTCTGTATCCATCACGACCAATAAAAACTTGTGCAGCTCCTGAGCCATATTTAACACACCAAATTTCACGTGTGAATGGATTTAATCGAGTTGCTTTGCCAAGACCTATAAAATATTGGAATTCGCTTTCAGTTAATGTTGGAGCAAACAATTTTTTTATTTCTTGCAATTGTTCTTTGTTATCCCACATCATTAATACATCATTTACAGTTGTCATTGCATTACTCATTCTATTTACTCCGATTTTAACCAAGCAGGTATTGAAAGTGTTTGTATTCCGTAGTCTGGAAATTCATTTTTTTGTATAAATTTATTTAGCTCGACCATAAGCGTGTCAAACTCATTTGCACCATATTCTAAGGCCTCATCATCAAGCTTATAAATGCCGATAGCATAGGGAGCTTCTTTTTCTACAGCAACAAAAATAAAGTTCTTGATAGGCTTATTTAAGCTCTCTAACGCGCGTTTAATCATGCCAGCTTGTAGATAATAACCATAATTGTATGCGCTTGATTGAAAGCTTCTAAATGAAGCATCGGCAGTTGTTTTTAGATCGATAATAACATCTCCAAGCCACGCATCAGGACGAACTTTGCATTGCAAACCAGTCAATTCATGTCGAAAAAAAATAGAATTTTCGACACGATAACCTTGTAATAGGTATTGCTTAAACATATGATTGTTTACAGAATCAGCGATGCGGCTTGCTTCAGCATAAATTTTACCTTCAATAATTTTTTTACCTTCACTAGCTATTTGGAATTCTGCGTATTCAGCTTTGCCTTCTTTGCTTTTACGATTAAAGCCAGGATTGACAATGTATCTATCATTGAAGAAATGTGGCTCAAGCACTAACGTGTGAACTAATTCACCAATAATTAGTGATGGTGTTTCTTTTAATGATTGCTTATGTTTGAAATGCATTGGGGATTTTTTAAAGCGCATCAAATCGCTGCGAGATATGCCTTCTGAGCTATGATATTGCTCGTTTGTAATTGCATGTATACCGTTTTCAAATTTCATTCTATGAACTCCGCTACTCGTTATTAACAAAGTAATTATACTCAATATATTTTTGTTCGTCAAACTATATTTGACGATGATTATTTATTATAATATTATGAGTTTAGGAGGTACAAAAAATGACTATAGATGAAGTTTTACATCATTTCAAGAGTGAGTATAAAGTCTGTCAATTGCTTGGCATCGGCAGGCAAAATTTTACTTATTGGAAAAAGAAAGGTTACATTACTTACATGCAGCAATTAGAACTTGAAAAGCTGTCTGGTGGTGTATTAAAGGCAAATATAAAAGATTTGTATGATAGGTATTCTAATCATAGCGTCAGAACAAAACAGGGTTTAAACAAACGTAAGGAAATAGCAAATGATTAAAGCGTTGAGTTGGGCATTAAGACAACATCCTGATAAGGTCAATACTCATGAGAAATTGGTTTTGATTGGAATGGCTGACATGTGCGACGAAGATATGAATGTAAGAGTTTTAAAATATAAGCTTGCACGTTTTGCAGGACTCGACGTACCAGAAATAACAGAAATTTTGCAACAACTTAATGACAAAGGTTTTATTAAAGAGCTAGAAGAAGATACAGATGCTGCTGATACATCAATTGCATATAGATTAATTGCGTCTTAATAAGGATATTTTTAATGGATATTGAACAACGTATTAAAGAAACACAAGAAGGTTTATTGGAAAAACATGATTTAGTTTTAAATGATGCAGAAACCAAAGCGATGTTAGACGAGATGTGCACTAAGGCTGAGTTTGGCTCGAATGATTTAGAAAAAGAGATTGTACGCATGCTCATGGCTCTACATACATTAGATAAAGATGATGAGTGTAATCAAGTTTATTATGAAGTACAAGAGCGTTTAGATGAGCTTAGATTATCTGAGGGCATGGAGCCAATTAAAGATAAGTTATTTAGCAATGCTATAACAAATTTATTAACCAAAGGGATTGTGGATACTGTTAAATCTTTAAATTATAAAACAAAAAGATTGCAACATGGTGTAAAAATAAACTTTAATTATAAAATGGATTTACACAAAATGACTCAGCGTGTTATTCAAGAATGGAAATTGAAAAAAGCAACTAATTAAATAAATGTGAATTTTGATCTTCACAAGAACAATTAAGCCTATAATTTAATTTTTAGTTCGCTTAGAATAAAAAGCCCCAGGGAGATGAGGCTTTAGGAACATAACAATAATAATAAGGAGTTTTAACTAATGAATGTTACTAGGATTTAACATTGAGAATTTCACTAACAATAACAATAAGAGTATATCAGTATGGAATTAAATTTAAAATTATTAAAAGAAGTATTATGCGATTTTTTTAGGGTAAATTTTTTATATATAGATGATGAACTTATAGATTTATGGATAAAAAAATACCATTCACATTATAAAAATACAAATTTATACATGAAAGTGACTTATGAACTTTTTAATCAAGTTTGTCCTAAAATTATTTTGAATTATGAATATTATTTTCATGACCTCCTGCCCAATGAAGTAATTTTTTTAGTTTGTCAGGCACTTATCAAATATAAATTAAACGCAACAAAACAACTTATCCATGAATTAGCTTTCCAAGCTAATCATATGTATCTATCTTGGAAGTATGTGAATGATGGTCCTTTTAATGATTTATCTTATGCAGTTAATTCTGTAATTAAGTTATATCGTGAAGATAAATGGCAAACACCATACGAATTTTTAGAAAATTTTGAAGAGTATAAACAAAAAATTAAATTAGATTAGTTGTAAAAATACAGCTTCCATGCTTTCCCGACTGCAATCGGGCTTGCATCATACAACAACAACAAAAGGATTTTACCAATGATTGGTCAAAATAGCAACACCCAAAAAGAATTTAATATTAAATCTGTTAAACCACGTTATATAAATATCACTGAAGATATTTTTCTTAATTTAACCCCTGAGTCATTAAAGCTTTATATGGCCTTGAGATTCGAAGCTGATTATGCGCAAGAATGTTCCTCTGTTAAAAAAAACATACAATTTTTAATTAATAAAACCAAGATTTCACGTAGGCAGGTTTTTTATTGTTTGAAAGAACTTGAGACTTGCGGGTTGATATACAGAGAATCAGAAAAAGGGTTTCAGTCAATTTATTGGGTTGCTCAAGATTATGGTCATTTCATAAAAGAATTAGAACCAGTGCATGAGGTGCACGGGGTAGTGCATGATATGCACGGGGTAGTGCATGAGGTGCACGACATAATCACTAATACTTCCACTAATGCTTCCATTAAAGAAAGTATTACTTACAGTAATACTAAAGAAAGTGAGATTAATTCTGTGGATAACTTTAACATTCTTGAAAACAATCATGACGAATCCTTAATCAAGAATGATAGTGGCTCCAAGAAAAAATACTCCGAAGAATTTTTAGAGTTTTGGGAATGTACAAACAAAAAAGGTTCTAAATGGAATGCCTGTAAAGCTTGGCGTAGTTTAAAGCTTGATAAGCGTTTAGATGAATTAAAAGAACTTTGGAATATTTTTTATAAAAACGATTTCAAAAATCGTGGACATAATTTTATTCCTAACATTTCAACATGGTTAAATAGCCATCCTTGGGATAATGAAAAGTTATCTCCAGAAACATCAAGTGAAAATGCCTCTAAAACGCAAAATAAAGCCCATAGAAGCGATTTTAGTAGTAATGGAGTATATCAGGACCACTCACGTCAATTTAAAAGCCCTGAGCAAATTGAAGAGGAATTAAAAAAACGCAACGAAGAGTCAGTTGCTCGTGCGCAAAAACAAGCCGAAGAGTTTTTAAAACAAAAAGGAATTGATATTTCCCAAACAAAAGGATTTCCCACAAAACCTATTTTAAAAATAATTAACCGATGAAAAATCCACATTTGACGCACATAAAATCCATATTAGACGGAACGGTGAAGGAGAAGAATCCTCGCTGGGAAACTGAGAAAGCCGTCAAGTTGGCCAATACAAAATTAGAACCTAAAAACCAAACGACGGTTAGGGAAGTGCGTGAGAATCTTATTGCTGATTGCGATGTTGAAGATATCAAGAATGGTTTGTACACTACTGAAGAACTAGCTTTTCATATTGAAGTCTGGGCCAATTCAGGTAAGCTTTGCTGTATTAAAGCTAACGAGAAAAAATAAAAATGGCTAAACTTTTTTATTATTACAGCGCAATGAACGCTGGTAAATCTACAAACTTGATGCAATCGGCACATAATTACGAAGAACGTGGAATGAAAGTTTTGACTTTATTGCCCAGCGTTGTAGGTAAAACACAAATTGAATCACGAATTGGTTTAAAGCGTGATGCTCTAGTATTTAATACCGATACATTGGATGCTGGTTTATTTGCTGATATTTCAGCGGTTTTTGTTGATGAATCACAATTTTTAACAAGAAACCAAGTCATATTTTTAGCTGGCATTGTTGATGCCATGGATATTCCTGTGCTTTGCTATGGATTACGCACTGACTTCATGGGAGAGCCTTTTGAAGGAGCAAAATATCTACTAAGTTGGGCTGATGAAATTGTGGAAATCAAAACAATATGTGAGTGCTCTAAGAAAGCAACGATGAATGTTAGAATCGATGAACACAAAGAAGCTGTAACAGATGGTGAACAAGTTCAAATAGGCGGCAATGAAAGTTATGTTTCTGTATGCCGCGCTGATTTTTTTAGAATGACAAGATAAAACTTTTTGCCATAAGTGCCTCTTGTTGCTATACTTTGCGCGCTGATTAACTTTTGATTATAACCTCGTAAATTATTTTCATTACTCAGTTAATCAGCACCTATCTAATTATAACTATAGTCGATTAAATCCCATTCTGTTAAATAATATTTTTCTTCTTCGATTTGCATGTACATCAAATCGTAGTGCATGTCTTCAGTAGGACAGTTACACTGGCATTCGTGGTGGTTATTCATGGTAAAAGTCCTCATCCTTAAAACTTTCATCATCGCATCTGGCATCATAATCACAGTTTTTATCTTCAGTTAAGTCTATAATAACTTTATATACGCCATAAAAAGCTAGTATTTTTATTATAAAATCCATTATTAAACCCCACCAATACGTTCATAACTTGCCAAATAACGCCTACAAAAATCAGCAAAACCATCTATAGCGCAATAATTAATTTGTTTGGTTTCGGCAATAATATTGTTATCAATATCTTCGATAGTAAGGGTAAAATCGCCGTTTGCGTCTTTTGTAATGTATGGGTAATAATCATCGCCCATTAAATCATATACGCTCATGTCTTCTGTTGATGGAGGTGCAACTTCTTCAGGACTGTTGTCATATCTATTATTCAATAACATATTGTCGTAGTAGTCGCGCAATCTATCTTCATTCTCAATGTACATAATAATCTCCGTTACTCGTTGTTAATGATTGCATTATATCTTATTTATATTATACGTCAAGCTTTATTTTACTAAATAATTATAATACTCTTATGTTTGACAACTAACAGCTTGTTTGGTAAGTTATCATCAATCAGAAACCGCAGGATAACAGGGTTTCATCGCTTAAATGGTTACTTATTAACAACCTTATTCACAGATTTTGGGGATAACATGCATCAAAGATGTCAACAATGCCGAGGTCAAAAGTACGCAACTGGACTTGGTGGTATGCGTAAAAAATGCTTTGAATGTAATGGCGTGGGATATGTTGACTTGTCAGATTCAGAAGAGCATGATGAAAGTTATGTTGATGAATCGGCAGACATCGATGAAGAGCAAACAGAAATGGAAGAACAGGAAAGAGATGTTGAAGAAGTTTCTATGCCGCCTCAGAAAAAATCTAGAAACCGTCGTAGTGAGTAATTGATATGACCCGAGGTCAATTTATTGCTTTTAAACGTGAGCTATGCGGTTATAAAAAAATTGAATTTAGTAGATTGATGGGCATTACTGACGATACATTACGTTCTTGGGAAAGAGATAGATTTAAGCCAGCAGGAATAAATTTAAGAAATCTTGTCAAATTTTTAAAATTAAGTGAAGATGATATAAAAACATATTTTGAGTACGAATATGTCCCGACCTACCATGTATAGCATTGAGCTTGCTGAAAAAATATGTGAAACGATTGCCACGCATACGGAAGGACTACCTGTACTTTCAAAAATGTATCAATGGTTTCCTGATGAATTAGCAATACGCGTTTGGAGATTTAAGCACCCAGAGTTCGCAAGCATGTACACACAAGCAAAGCAGTTCCAGGCTGAATTGTTAGCTGAACAAGTGCGCGAGATTGCTGCTGAAAAAGCTTATTATATTGACGCTGAAGGCAATCAAAGAGTAGATAGTGGTTTTGTTGCGTCTCAGCGTTTACAAGCTGATACAGTCAAATGGCTGGCTTCTAAACTCGCGCCTAAGATTTACGGCGACCGCCAAACTATCGAGCAGACAGTCACGCTAAAACATGAAGATGCATTAAAAGAGTTAGAGTGATTTACTAAAAGGTTTTAATCTATTACCAAACTTTTTTCCCACCCATTTTCTAAATACTTTATGACTTACTTCACTTGGACTATCTTGTTCCCACTCACATCCGCAATTTTGACATTGAATTTTTTTGCCACGGTCTAACAGAGCGGGAATCCAGCAATCATGGCAAAGCATGGGGTTACAATCAATACAAAACTCAACTGCCTGTAAAGGGTCACCATAATGTTGTATGTGAGAATAAATGTAATCCAATACCTCTTCAGACAATATTCTTTTTTGATGTAATGTAAATAGATTCCCTTGCACTCCACAGCCGAAACAATAAAAATCTCCTGTTTTTTTATTATACATAAACGATGGCGTTTTTTCTTCGTGCATGGGACATATCATAGTTATAAATTTCATTTATTAGCCTCTTGTTTTCTAGTTTTACTTATAAAAACAACCGTCTGTTTTGTAAGGATTTAACATCTCCTCCTATGCACATTTAACAGCGCATTGCGTATAACCCAGCTCGACACTGGGTTTTTCATGTGATTGTGGAATTTAACAATTAACTTTTCCACGCTGGAATAATTATATTATGCTTCAGTAGTTGTTCTCTTAAATTCTCATAACTTTTTTTTCCAAAATTAGGAATTCTTTGAAGAGCTTTGGGGTCTTGTGACTCTAAGTGGTATTTGATAATCTTCTCAACCGTATCTAAGCCCTCAGCTACCAACAAGCGCTCTGCCCTTGTAATTAATTCTAAATCATCTATAGTCAAAGAATTGTTTTTTGATTTCTTAATTTTTTGGCTTTTTATTAAATCGTTTAAATAAAACTGCGCCTTTAACAAATCTTCTAGGCCATTTTTATCTCTCCAGCGCCAAATATACTTAATGATGTTGCCCTCTGTGAATGGTAGCTCTTTAACTATATCTAAGCATTCAAGTGCTTTGCCGCACTCACAAACGATGTTATGAGACTGATAGTGTTTTGGGTGGTTGATATTATTCATGTTCTTTTAACATCTCCATCATCTTGGCTTGTGAAATGAATCCGCGTAAGCCAGGGGCGATGTTTTCTGTGATGTGCGTAACGATGAATTCAATGTATTGCGGCATTTCTGTGCCGTTGTAATAAGATTTAAGATCAGAAGCAGTATTTTCTAATTCATTTACGTGCGCGACCATACGGTCAAATAAATCTTTGTTTTCCATTAGTTTGCCCTTAACTTGTATATTTGCGAATCGCATGTTAAATCCTACGATGCCAAGTATATCACCAATTTTACGAACGTCATCTATACTTTGACAGTCAAAAGCAATTTGACCAGATGTATAATCTTCACTAATATCAAGTTTTATTCCCATATTTATATCCTTATGACCAAATTATCCGAACGTGAAAAGTTAATAAGACAAAAGTTAAAAGATGATTTTCCGCACTTTGCTACAAAATGCCTTAAGATTCGCACAAAAGAAGGGCAGATTCTACCGTTTACACTAAATCGTGCGCAACTCTACATCCATGCAAAGCTTGAAGAACAAAAAGCTATGACAGGAAAGGTGCGGGCGTTAATATTAAAAGGACGGCAACAAGGATGCTGTTTTTCTCCAGATATGAAGGTATTTACTTCAGATTATCGATGGGTGCCATTAAGTGATGTAAAAATAGGTGATGAATTAATTGCTTGTGATGAAGAAACTTATGGAAAAACAAAAGCAGGTAGAAAACATTCGAGAAAATTCAGAACTGCAAAAGTAGAGGCAATGCAAGAATTTTATAAAGAAGTTTATGAGCTTGTATTTGATAATGGGACAATTTTAAAAGTTACTGGAGACCATAGGTTGTTATTTAAAAAAAGAGGAGGCTGCGAAGGCGTTTGGCGTCATGTTGAAGATGCTGTTGAAGGAGACGAAGTAAGAATTGTTGCAAGAACGCCTAATTACAACACACAAACTTATGAAGATGGTTGGTTTGCTGGAATTATTGATGGTGAAGGTTCATGGAGAGGAAAAAATGGCGGCTCTAAAAGATTAAGCGTACATCAAATTGATAATGAAATATTACAAAGAATTAAAAAATATTTAAATGATAGAAACATCTCTTATTGCGAAGTAATAGATTATCGTACAAAATGCGGGCAAAATCATAAACTTGGCGAAAAACCAGTTCATCGAATTGATTTGCATAGACTACCTTATTTGATGGAAATATTTGCAAGATGCAGACCAACGCGATTTACAAATGATAAATGGTATGAAGGGCATGAGCTTCCTGGTAAAGCCGCTAAGACAGGCATGAAGCCTTGGGCAAAATTAATTAGCAAAAGAAAAATTGGTTATCAAAAGGTTATTGATTTGCAAACAACAACCAAAACTTTTATTTGTGAAGGCGTAGTTTCGCATAATTCAACTTTAGTAGGTGGTAGATTCTACCATCAAGTTATACATCGTTTCGGCACACAAGCATTCATTCTGACACATGCCTTAGACGCAACTAACAATCTTTACAAAATGGCGCAGCGTTATTATGAAAACACACCAAACCTCATCAAACCTGAAGTCACTACTTCGAACGCAAAAGAACTTATCTTTGGTAGACTAGATAGTGGTTATAAATTAGGTACTGCCGAAAACCAATCTGTTGGCCGTTCTGCAACTATACAGCTATTGCACGGCTCTGAGGTCGCGTTTTGGAATCATGCCAGCGAACACGCGAAAGGTATCTTTCAAGCAGTCCCAAATGCATCTGGCACAGAAATTGTGCTTGAGTCCACAGCGAATGGCGTCGGTAATTTTTTTCATCAACAATGGCAAAAGGCTGAGGCTGGTGAATCAGAGTATATTGCCATATTTGTCCCTTGGTTTTGGCAAGATGAGTACCAATCTGAAGTACCCATAGGATTTGCGCCTACAGTTGACGAAGAAGATTTGATGCGTCAATATAGACTGACATTGAATCAAATTGCTTGGCGCAGGAACAAGATTGCAGAATTTAGCGTTAATGGAACCGATGGCGTTAAATCGTTTATGCAAGAATATCCTTGTATTTCTGCTGAAGCATTCCAGCTAACTGGTGAAGATAGTTATGTCCCTAATGAGCTTGTGTTGCGTGCTCGCAAAACAGAGCAAATCGACGATTATGGGCATCTTGTTGTCGGTGTTGACCCTGCTCGCTTTGGCTCTGATAGATCAGCAATTATCAGAAGGAAGGGAAGAAAGGCGTTTGGTTTACAGACTTATGTCAAAAAAGATACTATGGAAATCGTTGGAATCGTCAACAATATCATTGTTACAGAGCAACCCGCCAAAGTTTTCGTAGACATTGGTGGCTTGGGCGCTGGAATTGTTGATAGACTAAAGGAATTAGGGCATGGACAAGTTGTCATCGGGGTTAATGCTGGCTCAACACCGCTTGATGGTCGTAAATACAGTAATAAACGGTCTGAAATGTGGGGTGAGCTTAAATCCTGGCTTGAAGATGAGCCTTGTCAAATACCTGACTCTGATGAACTCCATTCTGACATTTGCGGAACACGTTACAAAATTGATAGCAATTCAAGATTAGTCATGGAAAAAAAAGAAGAAATGAAAAAACGTGGCATACGTTCTAGTGACTGTGCTGATGCTTTATGCCTAACATTTGCTTTGCCAATAACACAGATAACAAATAGTAGCAAAACAAGCCAAACTGCTGGTAAGATTATGGGTAAACAGAGAACATTGCTCAATGCTAAGGGACAGCTCTATGGTAACAGTAGCTAAAAGTGCATCTGACAAGCTTGCACGCATAAAAGAAGATGTCTCAACATCTTATAAGTATTTTCAAGATAACTATAAACGCTTTCATGAGTTTCGCAAATATATTTTCAAAGAATCAATTACTGAGCAACAAAAAGCAGCTATGATGCAATTGCATCGGCCTGTTCTCGAATTTAATATTTTAGAAGCTTACATATCACGTCTTCTCGGTGAGTTTGCGCAGCAAGAGCCAAGTATCTGCGTGACTCCTGCGGAAGGCGTCCCTATTTCCTATGAGGTTTTGAACATCGTCGAAGGCCACATCAGGCATATCTTGCATCAAGCTGATAAAGATTCATTCAGTTATGAGATTTACAAAGACCTTCTTTCTGGCGGATATTCAGTTGCTAAAGTTTGGACTGACTATTCAAGCCCGATGAGCTTCAATCAACAAATTTATCTTTCACGCGTTTTTGACCCAACATTATGCGGCTTTGACCCAGCAGCACGTGCGTCTCATAAAGGTGATGGTCAATATTGTTTTGAAGTATTTCCGATGGATGTTAAAGACTTCGAGCGTGATTATCCTGATGTAGAACTCAAAGGCATTAATTATGAGCGCGACTTTGAGGGCTTTAACTGGTCGTACAAAGACGCAATGGGTAAAAAACTTATTCTTGTTGTTGATTACTTTGAGAAGAAAAAGAAAAGAACACGCATTGTAAGACTTGCTGATGGCCGTGTTATGACCGTTAAAGATTATGAGCGTATGCAGGCCTATTGGGAAGAAATGAACTTTATTGAGCAGCTTCCTATTGTAGTCGGAAAACCTCGTTGGACAGAGCTTGAAACGGTGTGTCGCTATCGTCTTATTGAAAACCAGGTTCTTGAATACGAAGAAACTGATTATACTTATTTACCTTACGTCTTTGTCGATGGAAACTCTATTAATCTCACACAAGGCACATCAAATACAACATACCAAATGACTCGTCCGTATGTTTATCATGCGAAGGGCATTCAGGATTTGAAAAACTTTGCGGGCATTTCACTAGCAAACTATCTTGAGAATCAAATACAATCTAAGTTTATCGTCATGAAGGAAGCCATTCCTCAAGAAGACGATTACATAGAGGCATTAACAGACATTCAGAAAGCCAATACAATTGTGGTGAATGCGTTTTATGAAAATGACCCTAATAAAGCAATACCGCAGCCTATTCGTGAGGTGGTCAATGCTGGCGCACCGCCTGAAATTATGGGCGCATTCCAAGTCACAGACCCAACCACACAGACTATTCTTGGCTCTTATGCTTCTAATCTCGGTCGAGATGACACAAGATTGTCTGGGAAAGCTGTTATTGAGACAGCCGCCCAAGGAAACTCTGCCGCAATGCCTTATATTGTCGGTTACTTACAAGGTCTAACGCAAATTGGAAATATTATTGTAGACCTGATGCCTAAGTATTTGGTTGGTAAGCGCACCATCCCTGTCATTGATAGTAATGGTGAGCAGTCTTATCAAGAAATCAATATGGAAGGCAAGCCAGTACTTGACTACAAAGATAGAGCAATCAAAGTCAATATTGATGCTGGTGTTAACTTCCAAGTGCAGAAAAACAAAGCTCTAGAGCAAATTGTAGCGTTAATGCAGGCGAGCCCTCAGTTTGGGCAATTTATGAATAGCCCGCAAGGCTTGAAGATTCTAGTGTCTAACTTGACTATTTACGGCGCAGATAGATTACAAGAGTCTATTGAGCCGTACATACAAGAGCAAGCACAGCAACAGCAGCAAGCTATGGAAATGCAGCAACAAGCAATGATGCAAAATCCACAAATGATTCGTGCTCAAGCTGAAATGATTAAAGCGCAATCTGATGTACAGCAAACACAAATTGAAAATCAGTTTGAATTGGCGCGTTTAGCTACAGAAAAAGAGTTAGCTGACGCAAAAATACTTGAAGCAGAAGCAAAAGTATCGCAAGCTCAAATTGACAGTGCTGTGCGTTTAGAAGAATCTCAAACAAGTCTTGAAGTACATGCACTCGAATCAGCGGCTAAACTTGCTGAAGTACAACAACGTGCGCAGGCCCATGGTTTAAAAATGAATAAAGAACTAAAAGATTTAATGCGAGGAGCGGAACGAAATGAAGAAATATAGAATCACTGAACACCATATTACACAACCAGGTGGCATTGAAAAAATGAAACGTGATGGTTATACCCGCAGCGAGATTATGCAAACCATGTACAAAGTTACAAGTGGCGCATCGACTGACGAAAGAACAAAAATTGTTTCTGAATTATTTAAGAAAGATTAATGAAGACGCTTCTCAAAGATGAAACCGGCAGTGATATCGTGTTGCCACGTGTAACTGATGTTCAACCTGTCGCTAACTGGTGGATATGGAAACCAAATGGCGTGTTCGAAAGGGCAATTGCGCTAGTCATATTCGATTATTTTGAACCTGAAATGGAAGTTATTGAGCAATCTACAGCTTTGATTAGTGTGTCTGATTTAGGACTTGGCTCTATGGTTGAAATTTTAAGCGAAGAGCGTAATTATATATATTCTGAAACCTATCCTGGTAGCTAATCATGGCAGAAAAAAAAGACAAGAAGTGGATTCAAAAAGCTATATCTAAGCCTGGTGCTTTGCGAAAGACTTTAAAAGTTAAAGAAGGCAAAAAGATACCAGCATCTAAACTTGAAGCTGCTGCAAAAAAACCTGGCGTTACTGGTAAAAGAGCAAGACTTGCAATCACTTTAAAAGGATTAAAAAAATGAAAAAGAAAGCCCCTGCAAAATCAGCAAAACATATGGACGTAGCACAAGACAAGAAACTAATTGCCAAGATGATTAAAAAGTCTGAAAAGAAAGATGTTAAAGAAGATAAGGCTATGATGAAAAAAATGATGAAGGGGAAATGCAAATGAAGCAAGTTAAAAAAGAAATGAAAAAAGGCATGCTTGTGAAGGGCAAAGCTGCTGCTACCCCTAAAGGGATGTCCCATAATGTTAAAGTCATGGAAAAGGCTGGCTATTCCAAAAAAAGAGCAATTGGTGCAAGTTATGGTGAAGTTGGCATGGAAAAAAAAGCTCGTAAAGATGAATCTAAAGCCATGAAAGCTAAAGGTAAAAAATCATGCCGCTAAAGCCTGGAAAAAGTAAAAAGGTCATTTCCGAAAATATTTCTGAAATGGTTAAATCTGGTTATCCACAAAAGCAAGCGATTGCGGCCAGTCTATCAAAAGCGGGCAAATCAAAAAAGAAAAAGAAATAGCATCTGCTGTTCGTGATTTTAGGATTGCGAATAGCCGATGTTTCACGTGAAACATTGTTGTGAAACCATGGACAAGAATTTAATTGAACTTTTAGAACAATGCGAAGACCTGACGTATCTTAATACATTTGCGCCATATCTTCGTGAAACAGAGTACCGTATTTTGTTATTATTATGCGGTCACACTAGACATGGCAAAGTTTCTATATTTGAGATTACAAAAAAACTAGAAGAATACTGGCAGATTTACGGCAATGAAAATCATGTGAAAAATATTCCATACCTAATTAGGCAGGCATTGAACAATATACAACGAGCAAAATTGTTTTTGGTTTCACGTGAAACATTCGCAAATGCTTGACACAAATTGTATCTGTAGTAAATAATTAGGGTATTACGTCCCCAAACGGCATCCTGGGCGCAACCTTACAGCGATATTGTATTGAATCACGGTGACACCGACAGAAAGTCAAACGAGGGTTTTAAATGGAAGAAGTAGAGAATATTGTTGATACTGAAATCACTAATCCTGAAGTAAAAGAGCAAGAAACTGCTCCTGAAGACGATTTGCAAACACCTGTGTTCAATAGAATACAAGTTGCCGATGTCGTTAAGCGGGAAAAACAAAAGGCTTTTGAAAAAGGGAGATTAGCAGCTATGCAAGAATTACAAGCTCAGCAACAGCAACAACAAGCGGCCCCACAACAGGCTTCTAGCCTTGGTGGTATGGCACAATTGTCACAAGCTGACATCGAGCGAATGATTCAAGAGCAAGCGACACGTGCGACACAAGAGCATATTCAAAGCCAACTTGCTGAATTAAAACAACAGCAAATGGTCAATAGCTTTGTGCAAAAAATGCAGGTGGCAGAACAACAATATCCTGGACTCGAACAAGAACTTAATCAGCTCAATTATAATGACCCCAGAATCCATAGCTTCATTGGCATGGTCAATGACATGGAAAACACTGGCGACATTATGAAAGAAGTCTTAGATAACCCACACAAGCTTTCACAAATCTTGTCTGATATCCAAGACCAGCCTTATTTAGCTATGAAAAACTTGCAAAAGCTATCTGCAAGCATAAAGCAAAACATGGCTGCAAAATCTGAAGAAGCTCAGGCTCGTGACCCCTACGCTCAACTAAAACCTTCACCTACGGCTGGAATGGACAATGGCTCTATGTCGGTGAGTGATTTTAGAAAAATGTTTAAAGGCTAAACTACTCGCTATTGTCCTTCCAGTTAAGAAGATTTTTTTTATTAACTGGAGAGACCAAAATGCCTTCTACACCTACTAACGTCTTACAGATAGTTCAAACCTATCAAAAGGCTGAATTGGCTTGGCTATTAAATAGCTTTGTCGGTATCAGCATGTCTAACAAAAAGTTTAAAGACTTTAATACCACAGCTCCTAGCAACTTAGGCGACACTGTAACATTCGACACCACACCACGTTTCATCAGCTACAACGGCTTAGTTATTACCCAACAACCATCTGTACAACGTGTACAATCATTAGTTTGCTCTCAAGCATCTAACGTGAGTGCTGGCTACACTGACCAACAATTCATCTTCAACGTAAGAGAATATATGGACAGATTTGGTATGGCTGCCATGAAAGAATTAGGTTCTTTAATTGAAGCTGACATTCTCAAAAACTTCGTGTCTGGCGTTACTGTTAATGATCCACAAAGTGCTAACTTCGGTGTTAAACAGTTTAAATCTGGACCATTCCGTTTCTACGGCGACGGTATCACCCCAATTAATAGCTTCACTCAATTAGCACAATCTGTTGCTAACTTTGAAGATTTTGGTGCGGCTACTCATAAAATGATGGCAATTTTACCAGTTGCAAATATTCCTGCGATTGTTGGTAGTGGTTTGAACCAATTCGCTATGGACCGAAACAATGAATTGTCTACAAGTTGGACTTTAGGTCGTTTCGCTAACGCTGACTGGTACGAATCTAACTTATTGCCTGTTCATGTCTCTGGTGCCGTTGCTGAAGCTGCCGCTCCTGCTAACGTATTGACTGTTGTTTCTACCAATGACCCAACAGGTCAAAACGTAACAAGCATTACATTCTCTACCGATGCTTCTGTAGGTAACAGTGCTGATGCAATCAAAGCTGGTGATTTATTCCAGTTCAATGATGGCGTTGCTGGCAAACCAAATTTAAGATTCTTAACTTTTATTGGTCATCAACCATGCCAACAACCAGTTCAATTCCGCGCAATCGCTGATGCTGTGAGTTCTGGTAACAGCGTTACTGTACAAATTCAAACCATTAATGATGTTGGTTTAGTTTGGGCTGCTAACCAAAACCAAAACTTGAACAACGCAATTCAAGCTGGCATGAAAGTTACTCCAGTCCCAAGTCATCGCGCAGGTATCTTGATGTCTGGCGACCAGTTCTATTTGGCTATGCCACGTTTACCAGACGAATCACCATTCACCACTGTTACCAGTGTT